AAATCAATGACATACGCTAGAGTAGACACTAACCATAAAGAAATTGTAAAGGCTTTAAGGGATGCTGGGGCTACCGTTGTATCGTTAGCCGCAATGAAACATGGATGCCCTGACCTGTTGGTAGGATATGCAGGTGAAACCCTGCTGATGGAAATTAAGAAAGATTCAAAAGCCAAGTTCACACCCGACCAATTAGAGTTTATGGGCAAGTGGAAGGGCGGTGCAGTAAGCCGTGTGGATAGCGTAAATGCAGCAATAAGAGCGTTAGGAATTATACAAAAAGTGGTATAAAATAGATCAAAAGGAGTGTTTTTATGGAAAACTGTGCATTATTCTTAGCAACGATGCTTCATTCTGCGACCAATACGCATTTTTTTCATTGGTCTACTGACAGTTTTTCTAAACATAGCGCACTCGCTGAGTACTATGACGGCATTGTGGATTTGACCGACACTTTTGCGGAATCCTATATGGGCAAGTACGGCAAACTAACCAGCTTTCCAAGCGTGTACCACCAGCCTAAAGACCCAATCCGCTACATGGAATCCTTGCAGAATTTCGTTAAAGAAGCCCGTCAAGACTTGCCGCAAGATAGCGAACTACAAAACATCATTGACGAGATCGCAGACCTTATCAATACCACGACTTATAAACTTAAGTTCTTGAAATAAAAGGATATTTATGCCACTCGTTAAATCAGGTAGTGCCGAAGCAGTCGGTAAGAACATCAAAACCGAGATTACGGCTGGCAAACCTAAGAAACAAGCCATTGCTATTGCCCTCAATACCCAGCGTGAATACGCTACAGGTGATCGCAGAGCCAAGCTAGAAGATGCTTACGCTAAATACATTGAGGAAAATGCATGAGCCGTAGGGATGACATTCGTGCCGCAGTAGAAAAGCACGATAAACCCATTGCCAAGACAACAAAAGGCAAGGGGCGTCATTATCAGTCAGTAGAAGAAGGCGCAGGTATGACAGCAGCAGGGCGCAAAGCATACAACGCCAAGAACACCGCAAACTTACAAGCACCTCAATCTAGTGGGCCAAGGCATGATAGTTTCTGTGCAAGGTCAGCAGGATGGACTGGGGAAAGGGGCAAAGCAGCAAGAGCAAGGTGGAAATGCTAATGAAATCAGGACTATACGCAAATATTCACGCTAAACGAGAGCGCATTAAGGCTGGATCAGGCGAAAAGATGGCTAAAAAGGGTGCAGAAGGCAGACCCAGCGCACAAGACTTTAAAGATGCTGCCAAGACTGCCAAGCCTACACGCAGAGAAATGATTGAATCCAAGATGAAGGATATGTAATGGCTAAGATGATCTCACCTACCCCAATGAGCCGTAAATACAAAAAAGAAGATGCAATGCTACGCCCTGAGCATCAATCTACATTAGAGAAGAATCAGGCTGACCGTATTGCCCGTAGGAAGCTGATTGCTAACAAATTGAAAGACTTAGACAAAGAAGTAAAGTAAGTTGCAGGAAAGCAACAAAAGCAGTAGAATTAACTTATCTTAATCAACCACTTGAGCTAGATATGAGCAATAAATTGTCGAAATCTGTAGAAGATAATCTAAATCGTGCTGGCAGACCCAAAGGGGTAGGCAACAAAAGCACAGGAATGGCTCGAGAAGCGATTGCTCGGTTCGTTGATGCCAATGCACACAAAATGGAAGAATGGCTTGTAGCCGTTTCTAATGGCGTTCAAGACGAAGAAACAAAGAAATGGTTAGTACCGCCCAATCCTGAAAAGGCTTTCGGTATGTTGCAGAGCGTCATGGAATACCACCTACCTAAGTTAGCCCGTACAGAGCATTTAGGTGACGAGGATCAGCCAGTCAAAGTCATTCACGAACACAAGTTTCTAGATTGAAAGAGTTAGTAAAGCGGTACGAATACCCGTACAAGGCTAGAGATGCGTTCTTAGACTTCCATAGAAGGGATCAACGCTGGGCTGTATTAGTCTGTCACCGAAGGGCAGGTAAGACTGTAGCTACAATCTGCGACACTATCCGCAGGGCAGTCATGGAAAAGAAACCTGACGGCAGATACGCTTACATTGCACCGTATTACGCACAGGCTAAGAACATTGCTTGGGATTACCTGCTGAAGTTTGCAGAGCCAGCCATAGTTAAAGCCAATCAATCTGAGTTATGGGTAGAATTAGTCAATGGGGCTAAGATCAGGCTATTTGGTGCTGATAACCCTGATGCACTTAGGGGTTTATACTTAGATGGAGTGGTCTTAGACGAGTATGCTGATATGAAACCCCGTCTGTGGGGAGAGATCGTTCGCCCATTGCTTACAGATCGACAAGGTTGGGCTACCTTTATTGGTACGCCAAAGGGCCATAATGCCTTCTACGATATATATAACGAAGCCCAAAAAAGCCCTAATTGGTATGTAAAGACCCTGAGAGCCGACCAGTCGGGACTGCTGCCTGAAGCTGAATTGCTAGATGCACAAGCCACTATGTCAGACAACCAGTACGAGCAAGAGTTCTTATGTAGCTTTGAAGCTGCCATTCTTGGGGCGTTTTATGGTCAAGAGATGCGTAGGATCACCGATCTTGAGCGTATTACTACCGTAGATTATGATCCTATGTTCCCTTGCCATACTGCTTGGGACTTAGGATTTAACGATTCCACTAGCATTTGGTGGTTTCAGGTGGTTTATGGTGAGATACGGGTGCTAGACCATCACTCCAGCAACGGTCAAGCCATACCGTTTTACACCATGTTGCTAGACCAAAAAGAAGATGAGTTTGGGTACAAATATGGCTACCATTACCTGCCCCATGACGCTAGGGCAAAAACACTAGCTAGTGGTGGAAAGAGCATAATCGAGCAAATTTCTGCAAAAATTGACATAAAACATCTAAAAATCGTACCAAATCTGTCATTACAAGACGGAATACAAGCAACACGACTTGCATTAACTCGCTGTTGGTTTGATAATAGATGTGAAGAAGGTATCGAATGTTTGCGTCAATATCAACGAGAGTGGGATGATGATAAAAAAGTATTTAGGGATCGCCCGAAACACGATTGGACAAGCCACTCTGCCGATGCGTTCCGCTATCTCAGCCTTGTATGGAAAGACGAGGACAGCCCTATTCTCAAAGATTCAAGAATTACAGGCCTTCATGTTGGTCAAACGGATGTAACCCTTGATGAGATGTGGAAACAAACCCCCAAAATAGTCAATAGGAGAATTTAGATGACAACAGCAGCCGCAACATACGCACTACCCTACGAGCACGTAGCAGCTTCACAAACAGAACACGTATTAGGCACTACAGGCGCAAAAGGCGATTATTTACATCGCTTGATTGTTACTGTAGGAACTTCTGCAACTAGCACAGTCACTATTTTTGATGGTGCTTTTTCCCATATTCTTGTGCGGCCAAACACCCCAATTGGCGTTTATTCACTTGAAATGAATACATTTAGTCAGGCTGGTGCTTGGGAAATCTCAACTGCTGCGGGCGTAGAAGTTTTGGCAATGGGTAACTTTACCTAAGGATTAATATGGATCATACATACGAAGATTGGTATAACTGCATCGCCCAGTACGAGCGTACTTTTAAGGAATGGGAAGGCAGAGCCGACAAGATCGTCAAACGTTACCGTGACGAATCTCGCAGCCGTAACAACCCTAACGCTAAGTTCAATATCCTATGGAGCAATGTACAAACCATTACCCCTGCGGTATTTGCAAGACTACCAAGACCCGATGTAAGCCGTAGATTCCGTGATAACGACCCGATTGGTCGTGTAGCGTCAATGATGCTAGAACGGGCTTTAGAGTACGAAATTGAGCATTATCAAGACTACAACAGCGCAATGAAGCAAGCGGTTCAAGACCGTTTACTGGGTGGGCGTGGTACAGCATGGGTTCGTTATGAGCCACATATTGTCGGTCAAGCTGGCGGTGAAGCTAATGGCGCACCTGAAGATGGCTTTCAAGTAACCGAAGATACAGACGAAGCAGAAACCGAAGGCGGCATTTACCGTGAGAACGAGGAGCGTATTGAGTATGAGTGCGCCCCCGTAGATTATGTGTATTGGCGTGACTTTGGTATGACCGTTGCCCGTACATGGGAAGAAGTTACCGCAGTATGGCGCAAAGTCTATATGGAACGAGCAGCCCTTGTTGAACGCTTTGGTGAAGAACTCGGTGGGCGTATCCCATTGGATACAAAACCTGAAACATCTAAGTCATTTAACGAAAAGATGGGCGAAGGCTCACGAGAAGCCCTGATCTATGAGATTTGGGATAAAGCCACAGGCGAAGTGATTTGGTTATCTAAGTCAATGGGTAAGATACTTGATACCCGTGCCGATCCGTTACAACTTGAGAACTTTTGGCCTTGCCCAAAACCCATGTTTTCTACCCTTACAACAGACAGCCTAATCCCTGTACCTGATTTTGTACTATACCAAGACCAAGCCCGTCAGCTAGACACGCTGGCAGACCGCATTGATGGCTTTATTCAGGCCCTTAAAGTACGGGGCGTTTATGACGCTGCCGAGCCAAGCCTTGCCCGTTTGTTTACTGAAGGCGAGAACAACGCATTGCTACCAGTCAAGAACTACGGTGCATTTAGCGAAAAAGGTGGACTTGCAGGG